GACCAAATAGAAGTAAAAGGCGAATACTCAATTCAAGTGAGAACAGCCACAAAGGTATTAGATGATGGTAAACAGATTGGGGGTGTTTCATATCATCGTCATGTAGTACATCCAAGTTCTATACTTTCATCAGAAGATGCAAAAGTAAAGAAGATTGCTGAAGCATTGTGGGGTGACGAAGAAAAAGAAGCATGGGAAAAATTGCAAAATCCAGAATCATCTGAATCTTCAGAATAATTTAATTAATAAACAAGGAGTCAAAAATGGCTAAAAAACAAAAAGAACAGAAGCCAGTCTTGACCTTAGATGATAAAGAATATATCATTGAGGATATGACTGATGAGCAAAAAGTAATGGTAAATCATCTTAATGATATACAGAATAAGCAAAGAACAAATCAATTTGTAGCTGAACAATTATCAGTTGGTCATAATGCATTTGTTAATATGCTTAAAGAATCTTTATCTAAAGAAGAGGAATCAGAGGATAAATAAATGCTGATAAGGAAAAGTTCTCAGGGTCACGATCTAAAGTTATATAGAAATACAACTCCTAGTTCTACTCGTACAAAGAAATACCCAGACGGCACAACAGAGACCCTGACTTATCCTTCTAGATATAAATACTTTTTAACATTCAATGGTGAAGTCATAAAAAGAAGTGATAGTTGGGATACGATTGAACAAGCTTATGTTGATAAATGTGATGATGAACATGGTGGTGGTACAGGAAGAATGTTAATAGGTAAGCATAAATTAGTTAATAACGTTATAAAGGAAATATGAATAAAGTAATTAAAGTATTAAAGAATGGAGATTTTAAAGTTGTTAGTACGAGTTATGACATTCCTGTTAATTATGTCAGGAATACCAAATTGCAGTCAAGGATGGATCGTAGGGAATATCCCTCTCACACCGCAGGATACAGTTACAAATACAGTTTTTACCGAGATAGTGGATGCTGATAGCATTACACATTGGTATCATGGTCGTTTGTCTAGTTATTCTAATTGGTGTTACTTACACAATGATTGGGAAAAAGTCGAAGTAAAATAATGGATTTTTTAGCTATATATGGCGAAGCAGGAATGATTGGAGTAGTGGGTGCTATGTTTGTATATTTAGTTGTATCTCTTAGCAATAAATCAGCAAAACAACAAGAAACATTAGAAAATTTAAAAGTAGAAAATAAAGGTCAATCTGAAACATTAGAAAACATGGAAGGTATGATTATAAAACTTATTAACAGATGGAATCAATCTGATGATAAATTAGATCGTAAATTTGATGCTCTTACTAAAGAAGTAAACGATTTAGATAATCAAGTTTCAGAAATAAAAGGGTCTCTTAGTAGAATAAATGGTAAACACTAATGCATACATTAATGGATATATATAACAATCAATATCAAAAGAAAGATCCAAATTCTTTAGTTGTAGAAGTACCTCAAATAGATTCTTTATTAAAACATCTAGATTTATTATATTCAATCGTATTGAAAAAACAAATGGAACAAGAACAGATGCAAAATACAATATCATATTTTAACGCAGGTCAAGGATCTAAATCACAAGCAGATAGTGTAAACTAATGGATAGCTTAAAGGTAACAGGATTAAGTACAAGTTTAGGATTTGTTTATTGGACAGATTTACTATCTGGTGTACTTATGTGTGTAATGTTTGCAATACAAATTTACTATTTATATTTAAAAACAAAGAAAATAAAGGAGAGCTAATATGTTAGCAAAACTAATAGCAGATGACTTATTGTCAGATGAAAATGGAGCAGAGATAATTGCTGAAATTAATAAAGCAGTTGACATACCTATTATTTCAGAGAATACAGAACAAAAAATACTTGAAGCACTTTGGAAAGTTATTAAAAGTGTATTGCTTAAGAAAATTGGTGTATAATGGCAACAACTAAAAAAGAAAAAGTTGTTGTTAAAAAACAACCTAAAAAATCTTGCGAATGTGAAAAGCATATAGAATTTATATATGAAGAATTAGAAGCATTAAGAGATAAGTTAGAAAAAGTATTAATAAGGATGGGATTATGAAAAAGAAAATTAAAAAAATGATGTCATCAGCTAAGTGCAGATTGCAAGGAAAGTCTTATGATGCAACTGCTGATAAATGTATTGGAAAGGCAAAGAAGAAAAAACAATCAAAAGAAGCTTCTATGTCTCCAGAAGAGTTTACAAGGTACAGATTAAATAGAATGAAAAAAGGAACTCTTTCTACAAAACCAAAGGGAATGTAATGTCTAAAGGTAAGATGCCAGCAAGAAATAAAAAGAACTTTCGTTCTACTAAATCTGGAGCAGGAATGACCAGAGCTGGTGTAGCAGCTTATAGAAGAATGAATCCCGGTTCTAAACTAAAAACAGCAGTTACAGGAAAAGTAAAGCCTGGTAGTAAACGTGCTAAAAGAAGAAAGTCGTATTGTAGTAGATCTGCGGGTCAAATGAGGATGCATGGTATTAATTGCTCAAAGACTCCAGATAAAAGAATATGTGCGGCTAGAAGAAGATGGAGGTGTTAAATGGCTAAGAAAGATGCTTGTTATCACAAAGTAAAAGCAAGATACAAGGTATGGCCTTCTGCTTATGCTTCAGGAGCTCTTGTTAAGTGTAGAAAAGTAGGAGCTGCTAATTGGGGTAACTCAAGTAAGAAAAAAAAGAAATAATGGCTAAAGAGGGTCTAAAGAAATGGTTCTCAAGGAATCAAGGTAAAGGATGGGTAGATTGTAAAACTGGTAAACCTTGCGGTAGACGTAAAGGTGAGAAGAGAAAAGGATACCCTGCTTGTAGACCTACAATGGCTCAATGTACTTCTGCTATGAAAAAGAAGACTAGTAGCAAAAGGATAAGTTGGAAATAATGGCTGACGTATTTGGATTATCTGATGTGGCATCTCCAGACACAGGCAGAGGAGGATCAACAAATCTTAAAACTGGAGGAATGAGAAGGAAATATAATATGAAGGGTAAAATGAAAAAATGTCCTGCAGGAAAAATGTATGATATGAAACTTAAAAAATGTGTAACTAGAAAAGGTGATCTTAACAAGGATGGTAAAATGTCTAGTTACGAAAGCAAAAGATCATCTGCAATTCAAAAATCAATGAAAAGGGGTATGTAATGCCAAGTAAAGCAAAGTGTAAAACAATGGTAGGGCCAGGTAAAAAATACAAAAGTATGTCTGATTGCATGAGTTATGGTGGAAAGAAAATGGGTAAAGCCCAAAAAGCTGGAACATCTGCAAAAGCAGAACAAGACATGGTTGGAACTGCTATGGCTAAATCTAAAAATGCTAGAATGAAAAATCGTATTAAAAAGAACTTAAGCAAAAGTGGTTATTAGTGGGTAAGAAAATAAACGTAGATCTATTTAGTAATGATATTGGTTTTGGTGATACAGTTAGTCGTGCTATTAAAACAGTAACTAGAGGAAAAATAAAGGAGTGCGGAGGATGCAAGAAAAGACGAGATATATTGAACAGGATGATTCCGTACAGGAACGCTACGAATCGGGGGTAAGAAATGGTGGTGCTATATCTGGATCTGAAGGTGGACTTAGATTAGATATATTTGACCATGATGTAAACTCTGAAGTAGACTTTACGGAAGATACTTGTTCTTTATGTGAACTTCCAGAACACGCTCAAAATCTTATTATAGAAGATATAGAGTACGAACAAAATGCCTAAACAAACTCATGTTATAGATAAATTTCATGGAGGTATAAATTCAAATGCTGATCCAAGAGATATTGAAGATAACCAATCTCCTTTAATTGAAAATATTAAAATAAGTAATTTAGGAAAACTTGAACTTGTTGGATCATTTCAAGCTGTAGATATTATATCTGGTACAACCGTAGGACTTTTAGATGGCCGTGGTTTAGGTGTTTTTAAATCAGATAAAAAATTAAATGGGTCTAATTCAAATGAAACTATTTTAGCTTTATATGATGATAATACAAGTTCTATTGCTTTAAAAGATAGTTCAGGATGGATAGATAGTAAAATAACAACGTTTGATAGTGACTTACCTGTTTTTCATGTTGCTGATGGTAATTTAAGAGTAGGAGATGGAGAATTTGATAATGCAATTAATAACAAATGGTTTGGATATATTGAAAATCATAGATTTGCAGGTTTAAGAGCTGGATCATCTCAACCAGAAATAACTTTTGTTTATTGTGTAGCTGATAGTTCAAATAGTTTAGATGGCAAATATTTTGATATATATGGAGCTGACAATCATAAATTTCAAATATGGATAGACGTAGGCAACACTGGTACTTCTCAACCTACTGGTAGCGGAAGTTACGATCATAATATAGAAGTAACTGGAATATCTACAAATGATACAGCAGCTACAGTTGCAACACAAATAGCATCATCTATAGATGCACATGGTGAATTTTCTGCTACTGCTTATACTAAAAGTGCCGATACTAGTTTTGTTCCTTTTGTAATTATAACTTCTTCTACAAAAGAATCTCTTACAGATGCAGTTGCTGGTAATACAGGATTTACTGTTGTAGTTGCTCAACAAGGAACATCAGATGGAAGTGTAGGTAAAATAGCATGGACTCAAGCTGATCAACCTATAGCATCTCCAACACTAGGTACTTGTATAATATCAACTCCGTACGCAGGTAGTAATGGATTATCTGATTTAAGAGCTGTTAATTCTACAGTTTCAGAATATTATGGCGATATAGCAAATAATAGTGCTCCAGATGCAGCGACTATTCAAAGTGTTAATTTAAGAGTTGGTTTACAATATAATGAATTATTAAATGTTGCAGGAGCAAGCGGATTAGCTGGAACTAATGCAAGTTTATCTGATGATGTTACTGAAATTTATCCTCTTATTGCAAATAATAATATAAAAGCAACTGGAAGTGGTAATAGTGTTTATGTAGATATAACAGAAACTTCAATGAATTACAGTATAAATGAAGAACAAAGTTTTGTTTATGCCTTTTACATTACATCAAGTGAATATGAAGATTTAGTTAAAGTTACTATAGTTCATTCTACTAATGATAGTGGTGGAGCTGGTGGTGCTAGTGCTATGAATTTTGCATTTTTAAAAGAAGAGATAAAATCAGATTGTTGGAATTTTTTAGTTTGTTCATCTACTAATATTGATTTTGCTACTGCTGCTTTAGGGGATACTTTTACACGATGGGATTTAACTGTTTTAGATAGTGATTCTGGCGACACTGCTCCTACTTTTTATTTAAGTGGGCCTGTATTAATACAAAATGTTCCTGTTAATGGTTTTAAAACAGGTACATATACTTTTTATCATACTTATTTATATGATGATGAAAAACAAGAATCTTTGCCATTTAAATTTGCAGATGTAGGATCATCTTTAAGTAAGAATGTTAATAAATTAAATATATTAGGATCTCCTCTTCTTTTAAATTTTGATTCTTATATTAATCCATGTGATAATTCTGGTGTTTATAAATTAAATAAAAGAATAACTGGTTCACGATTATATTATAAATTAGAAGAAAATGATAATTTCTTTTTAATAGGCGAGTTAGATTTTGTAGAAAATGGTTTTAAATGGTTTCCAGAAGGAACTGAAATGTCTTATAGCATGGTTAATACAACTGGAGCTGGAAGCGCATCATCAGAAACGTTTTTTAAAAATGCAGTTATAGTTAAAGGAATTACTCCTATTGAAGCAAATGGTGTAGATACATATAAAAACATAAATGGATTTGGAGGTTTTGATAAACATATAGATGCTAAATATAAAACATCAGTTATTCATGGAAGAAGAACTTATATAGGAAACATAAGGCAACCTGCTAATAGTAATGGTATTAATTATCCAGATAGAATGTTAAAAAGTTCTATAAATAAATTTGATGTATTTCCTAGTGAAGTTGGTAAGATAGATGTTGCAATTAACGATGGTGAAAGCATAATTAAACTAGAAGCATTTGCTGATAGGATATTGCAATTTAAAGAAAAAACTTTATACATTATAAATATATCTGAAAACGTAGATTTTTTAGAAGATACAATTAGAGATAAAGGATGTGCTTTTGATTATCATGTTGCTAAAACAGATTTTGGTATTGCATGGTTTAATAAGTTAGGATTGTATTTTTTTGATGGACAAAAAGTAATAAATCTTTTAGAAAAAAATGGACAAAGATTAATTAATCAAGATGATTGGAGAGCATTTTTAGAAGATGGAGAAGATGGAAGTTCAGATGATTTAGATACAAGTTCTGCTCATATAGCATACTCACCTGAAACAAGAGAAATTTTTATAAAAAATGAAAATACTGATATGTATATTTACGATTTTGTTTTAAAGTCATTGACAAGAGCAATATTAGTATTTTTACCAATTGGGAATCATACAAATTTTATTATAAATAAAGATTCTAAGATGTCATATATTACACAATCTTCAAGGAGAGAATTAGTTTGGGATAATGATGCACAACATTATGATGGATTTGTTTATGTTACTAAAGATATTGATTTTGGACAACCTTCTGTAAGAAAAAAGATTTATAAAGTTTATATATCTTACACCTCAACAAGTGGAAGTGTTCCTTCTTTTACTTATGGAGTTAATGGAGATACTGCGTTAGCAAACACTCCAGTTACAGTTACTGCTTTTGCACAAAATCAACCTCAATGGACTCAAGCAGAATATAAATTTAATTCAGATGCAAATAATTGTTTTTCTATTCAATTAAAAATTGGAACAGCTGCTCAATCTATAAACACTGGATTTCAAATAAATGATATAACAATAGTTTACAGATTAAAAAGACCTAGATAATGGCTTTAAATAGAGAAGAAAGAAAACTATTACATCATAAATCTAGAAAACCTACTTTTGGTGTAAATAAACCAGATCCAAATGAAGGAAAAAATGGAGATATATCTTTTAGAAAAATACAAGGTTCTGGAACTGTTCAATATATAAAAGATAATGGAAATTGGTTAGCAATAAGTTCTTCTGGAAACTTACCTCCTCAAAGACAAATTATATATAGTTCTAGTTCTTCTTCTTCTGGAACTTCTTCTTCTGTAACAAATCATAGTGATTTACTTGGATTAGGAGATGATAATCATACTCAATATGTTCACAATACAATTGCTAGAACTATAACTGCTGATCATAACTTTACAGGAACTCCTGTATTTGCTTCTCCAGATATTAATGGTGGAACAATAGATGCTATAACTTCTTTAACAGTTGCTAACAATGTAGATATTGGTAGTCACGATTTAAGAGCAGCTACATTTACAGCAGATGGACTTACAGAAACAAGAGTAGTATTTGCTGGAGCAAATGGTGTATTATCAGATGATAGTGATTTAACATTTAGTAGTGATACATTAACAGCTACAAAGATAGGAGCATTTACAGCAGCTGGAGCAATTAATTTTGATAATCAAGACATGACTAATGTGGATATTGATAGTGGTGCTATTGATGGTACGACTATTGGTGCAAATAGTCAAGCTGCTGGTGATTTTACTGCAATAGGAGCTGTTGCCGCTGGTACTATAGTAGGAACAACAATAGATGCTACTACTGATTTTACTATTGATGGTTTAATTATAACTGCAGATACTATTACTAATGATGCTGATCTTACAATAGATGGAGCTGGTGATATTGCTTTATCTGCTGATGGTGGTAATATTACAATGGATGACGGAACTGATACTATTTTTGATTTTGATGTTGATAATACTAAACTTACTATACATGACGATCAAGACACTGGTGATAAAGTTGAAATGACTATATCTCAACATGGTGCTTTTACTATAGCATCTACGGATGATGATGCCACAGCAGCAGATATTACTCTTGATGCAGATGGTGATGTTATATTAGATCCACATAGCGATGAAGTCAAAATATTTAAACAAGGAAGTGATTATGGAGCAAAATTAATTGCAAGAGACAGCCCAGCTTTTATAATACATTCTGGTAATGGTAGTAGTGAGGGTGATCTTATATTAAGAACAGAAGGTAACACTATAGATATGAAATCTTATGTTGCTAGTGGGCCAACAGAAACTACAAGAATAAGTTTTAAATTAGATTCTACTCCTGAATTAGATGCTACAGGAGATTTTAAAATAGATGGAAGTGGAGATATTACATTAGATTCTGTTGATGATTTTTATGTTATTACTAATACTAATCAAATAATTAAAGCAAATACAAGTGGTAATATATTTTTTCATGCATATCCTGACAATTTAAATTATAATAATTATAAATTAAATGTCTTTGGTGACACTTATCACTTTACAACTGGGCAAGCAGACTTTAAACAAAACTATACCATATTAAGTTTTTTTGATGAAACTGTAACGCACGAAACATATCCGAGTTAATTATGGGTGTATCAACAAATAATAAAAGAGTATTTCAAGAATTTAGATATATAAAAATACCAGATAGAAGACTTATATCTGGTTTGTTATATGTTAATGTTATTAATCATAATGACAACGATAATAGCGATGATTTAATTCAAAAGTTAAGTGATGCTAGTACAATAAGTAATGGAATAAAACATTCTAATTCTTTTAGTAATGATGGTTCTACAGCAGGAACATTTCAAGATAGAGGCAGAATAGGAATGAAACATAGTTTTGCTGACTATGATTGTTTTGTTTTTCATGTAGCTGGAGGAATGACTTTAAGTGGTGGAATAATAGGCCCTACAACTTCTAATACTACTTATACAGGTTCAACTGCATTACATAATAACAATTTTGCATCTAGTGGAAATTGGGTAGATGGAAGTGGATCATTAGGAACGGATGCTGATTTAACTTGGAAAACATTAAATGACAATTCAGGAGCAAATCCATTTGGAGATGCTTGTTCTCATTTTATAAAATATCATTTAATTTCTAGAATTAACAATGCTTCAGGTCATGGTTTAAACCAAGCATCTAGACCAAATTTTTATAAAAGTAGACCTATTCACACACAAACATACACAGCTCCTGCTGGTGTAGTTAATTTAGCTGATCCATCAACTGTAACAAATCAATATGTTTTATCTCATGGTATATATGACGATAAAGATACTTTAGGTGAAGATTTAG